TCGCCTCGACGTCCGAGCGCGAGGCGCCCAATTCTTTCTTCACGTACACCAGACTGCTGACGAACGTGAGCGGTTCTTTCACCAGCGGGAACTCGGCCGTATCGGTGGCAGACACGTCGCTGTTCAGCAACGGACAGTTGATTCGAGTCATGAAAGACAACGAAGACTTCAGCACCGCCGTCATTTCTACCAATTCAACTCACCTGGTCATGAATACTTCGTCGACTTTCACCGGTACCGGCACGATCTACTACGGGGACTACCTGTACTACAACGATGACGAGAACTACCTGGTGGGTAGAAAGAACGGCGCGAACGTGACGGTCATCACACACGATCGTCTCGACACCAACGCCGAAGTCGCCGACATACTCTCAGACAGCAGGTTCACGAACGAGGAACTGCAGTACTGGCGCCCGGTGAGCGCCTACGACTACGAGATCCAGATGAACGAGAGGCGCAAGGAGATCTACGTCCTCGACGTCAACGCGATCGGCCTACTCGACAACAACTTAGAAGCACTACTGAAGAATGTCTAATCCAGTCGACGTACTCAGCGGCGTATCAGCGACTCTCAATGGCAGGGACGTGCTCCAGCTGGCCAGCAGGATCATCATCGCGGAGGACATCAACAGCACGTTCCAGCGCTCCATGATAGAGATAGCCAGGGACTCTCGATACGAGATGCAGGAAGCGCTCGCGGGCAATCCAATCAACATCACCATCCAACCGCAGAACGGGCCGTCACTCAACATCAGGCACGCCGTGCACGCCGCTAAACCCAGTCTTCACGAAGCGGGCAGGGGTCTTCATGGTGTCATAAGCGGAGTAGACGAGGACTACAGCAACTTCATAAGCAAGCGCGTCACCAAGGCGTGGGACAAGAAGAACACGGACGACGTCATCAAGGAGATCCACAAGGAAGTCGGATCGAACAAGAAGATCGAGGTCAGCTCGGGGATGAAGCAGGCGTCGTTCACCTCGCCGACTCTCATGCCCAAACAGGCTATCGACAAGGCGGGGTCTCTGAGCGGCACCGGTTCCAGGGGATTCTACTACAACACTCACAAGGACGGCGGGACCTCTAACTTCAAGACGATGAAAGACCTGGCTTCCCAGGGACCGAAGAGGACGTTCATCTTCAACGCAGCGGGTTCGGCTGATCCCAATACTCTCGCGGACCCGTCGGTCATATTCGACCTCAACTACCAGGGCAGCTCTATCTCGACTCAGAAGCAGACGAAGGCGCAGGGACAGAGGTTCAATCCCCAGTTCGGTAAGTTCGCCAACAACGATCCAGCCGGTCAGGGACTGCAGACTCCCGGTCTAGGTGTAAAGTCCACCGAGGCAAAGGTCGGATTTCCACTCACCAACACCATCGAGCAGGACAAAGAGAATCGACAGATAGACCGCGACCAGCAGAACTTGAACGACTACACGTCGAAGCTCAAGATACTGGTGCCCATCGCCACTGACCTCCACGCCGGGGACGTCATCCAGGTGAACAGCGGCAGCGCCACGTACTTCAGCGACGCCAATCCCGACAACGCCGCTTCGGGCAAGTGGCTGATAGTCTCGCTGATGCACAACATCGACCTCGGAGGAACCGAGGAGACACCGGGTCATACCGGCAGGACGCTGCTCCACTGCGTAGGAAAGTTATAGTACATGGGTCCGATAAAGCTACAGGGACAGGAAGTATCCATCATGTTCGGGACCGCCGAGGACCTGAACGACCCGGAACAGCTCAACCGCGTCAGGGTGAGACTGCCAATTCACGGCAACAAGGGCGCGACCCCGACTAACATGCTGCCCCTTGCCAAGTCCCTGTCTCCCAGTATGGGCGTAGGCCCGAACCAGGGCGGCGGTGGTGGACAGGGCGGCCTGAGCGTGGCGAACGGCGCCCAGGTCATGGTGCTGGTCAACCACGACAACCATGAAGACGTGACGATCCTGGGCGTACTTCCGGTAAACAACACCGGGCGGAACATCACGGGAGCGGCTGCCGGTGGACAGTCGTCCATGGCCCTGGGCGGTCTGAAGGACGGGCTGACGGGCGGTAGGCACGACCCCCAGTCGGATATGACCAAGCTCCTGTTCAGTCAAGCTCCCGCCTCATTTCCCCAAGTAAAGGGTAAATATCCGGACACATTCGTCAACGTCTCTAAGTCCGGCATGCGAAACATCCTCCACGACGTCGGTGGAGAGACCTACCAGGCAACTGTGCACCCGACCGGAACATTCACCGAGATGCAGGCCGACGGCAACTACGTCACCTACACCGCGAAAGACAGGAAAGAGGCCATCGAGGGCACCTACACGGTCGGATCCGAGGGCAACCTCGTCATCGCCACGAACGGTAACCTCCAGCTCAAGGCCAAGGGAAACATCATCATCGAGGCCGAGGGTGACATGAGCGAGTTCGTCGCCAAGTCGAAGAGCACGACTGCCGGACAGAGCTACTCGGTTGGAGCACACGACAGCGTCAGCATAATCGGCGGCAGCTCGGCTACCTACGGGTCAAAGTCCACGACCTACGTCTCAGGATCCACGGTCCAGCTCAACGACCCTGGAAGCAAGAGCAGCGTGACCGGGGCTCAGCTCAAGACATCGAGCGACATCAAGTCCGGAATAGAGAACGGAGACAACGTCTAAGATGAGCATCATAAGACGAGCAGACAAGTACACGGTCAACAGCAAACTTCAAGAGAAGTTTTCGGACTTCGTCTCTACTTTTGACGAAAATCCGGCCACGGGCGACCTGTACAGGAACATAAACGACGTGGCGATTCGTGAGTCGCTGAAGAACATAATGCTCACTGACCTGGGAGAGCGCCCGTTCCAACCGACACTCGGCGGAGACATCCGCAAGCAGATGTTCGAGGTTCTCGACGACAGGATGGTCCTCCACCTGAAGAGGGCAATTGAGTTCGCCATCCACAACCACGAGCCGCGAGTCGTGCTCAGAGACCTGTCGATCGTACCGGACTACGACAACAACCAGGTCACTATCACCGTCTTCTATACCACAATAAATAGTCCAGGGCTAGTACAAGAGCTGCCCGTAACCTTCTTGACCAGAGTGCGCTGATGGCCAATACAGTCTTAAACCTAGTCGACCTTGACTTCAACAAGTACAAGGAAACTCTGAGAGCCTACGCTAAGCAGCAGGCCCTGTTCAAGGACTACGACTTCGACGGCTCGAACATGAGCGTGTTGAACGACATCCTCGCTTACAACACGTATCACAACGCCTTCTACCTGAACATGCTCTTCTCCGAGATGTTCTTGGACAGCGCACAGCTCAGGAACTCGATCGCGTCTCACGTCAAGGACCTCAACTACACGCCGAGGTCTTTCAGGTCATCCAAGGCGATCGTGGACATCGCGGTGACACCAGCCTCGAACACGACAGTCGTCACCATACCGAAGAACCAGCCGTTCTCTACCAGAGTCAACTCCAGGACTTTCCAGTTCGTGACGGCTGAGAACACTGTAATCACCGATCCAGTCGACGGGGTGTTCACCGCCCGTGGCGTCGAGATCTTCGAGGGAACCTACGTAGTAGACACGTTCTACAGCAACTACGCCCTGGAGCGCCAGAGATTCATGCTCTCAAATCCGACCGCGGACACGACTTCGCTCACCGTGGTAGTATCGGACGACGACAACGCCAGAACCTACCGTCTCGCAACTTCGTTCCTGGGCCTGACCGAGGCGTCCGAGGTGTTCTTCTTACAGGCCGCCGAGGGTGACAAGTACGAGATCGTGTTCGGCAACGGCGTGATAGGCAAGCGACCGAAGAACGGCGCCACGATCTACGCCGAGTACAGGGTATGTAACGGCGAACTCCCGAACGGTGCCTTTGAGTTCACCAACGACAGGAACATCGGAGATACCGGCAACGTCATCATCACTGCCCAGAGGGACTCCGAGGGAAATATAAAGAGGGCATCCGGCGGAGCCGTTCACGAGAGCCTGGACGACATCAAGTTCAACGCCCCGCGTCACTACCAGACTCAGGAGCGAGCGATCACAGAGAGCGACTACAAGATCCTCTTGACTCAGCAGTTTCCAGAGATCAACGCGCTGGCGGTGTACGGCGGAGAGAAGATCAGTCCACCGCAGTACGGTCGAGTCTTCGTGGCGGTGGACTTATTCGGCTTCGATGGTATTCCGGACTATAAGAAAGAAGAGTTCAAGAAGTGGCTGAGCACCAGGATGCCCGTCACGCTCGAACCGGTCTTCATAGACCCGACCTTCACGTTCG